ATATTGATCCAACTGGGGAGAATAATGTTATTGATGAATATAAATCCATAGTTAAACCAGGTGCACATATTGGTGTAGAAGTTAATTTAAAACCTGGTGATATGCTTATTTATTCAGGTTGTGAATTAGAGCATTGGAGAAAACCATTTGAAGGCAATCTCTGTGGTCAAGTATTCTTACACTATAATCACGCAAATGGAAGATTTGCGAAGACTAATTTATACGACAAAAGACCTCTTTTAGGTATTCCTAAAATAAGATAGTTTATATTTTCAATATTTGTTATATAATGTTTATAGGAGAATTATGCCTTTAACAAAATTAAATTTTTTACCTGGATTGGATACTGAAAATACAGAGACTGGAGCAGAAGGTCGATGGATTAACAGTGATAAAATACGTTTTAGAAAAGGTCTTCCACAAAAAATAGGTGGATGGACTAAATTTAGTACTACTTATTATGTAGGTGTAGGTCGGGCTCTTTTTGCATGGTTTGATTTAGATGGTAGTCGTTACGAAGCTTTAGGTACTAATAGAAAAGTATATACTTATGCTTCTGGTACTTCTCAAGATATTACACCTATTAGACAAAGTAATACTTTAGCTAATGTATTTACAACATCAACTTCTAATGCTAATGTGACGGTTAATCATACTTCACATGGAGCAATTGTTGGAGATTTTGTTACTATCGCTAATGTATCAAGTAGTGATGTAGGAGGTATAGCAAATACTTCTTTACAAGGTGAATTTGAAATACAATATATTACTAATACAGATGCGTATGTTATATTAACTAATGGTACAGCAACTTCTACAGTAACTGATACTGCTAATTGCGAAATAGATTATCAAATAAATGTAGGACCAAATCAACAAACTTTAGCTTATGGATGGAACACTGGTGCTTATTCTGATGGTACTTGGAATACTCCTCGTACTACTTCTGAAGTAACTATTGATCTAAGACAATGGTCTTTGAATAACTGGGGAGAAGATTTAATATTAACTCAAAGAGACGGCGGTACTTATTTATGGGATACTTCAACAGGTATGTCAGGTAATAGAGCAACTATTATTGCTAATGCTCCTACAACAAGTACTTTATCAGTTATAGCTACAGATACAAGACATTTAATTTGTTGTGGTACAGAAACTACAATAGGAACACCTAATACTCAAGATAAATTATTTATTAGATGGTCAGATCAAGAGAATTATAACTTTTGGGCTGCTAATGCTACTAACTCAGCAGGATCACAACGAATAGCTGGTGGATCAGAGATTAGAGCAGCAAAGCCAGCTAAAGGAACTATTCTAGTATGGACAGATCAATCTTTACATTCAATGTCTTTTATTGGTCCACCTTTTATATTTGGTTTTCGTCAATTAGGTAGTGATTGTGGTGCGGTAAGTATGAATAGTGTTTATGTAATTGATGATGTAGCATATTGGATGTCTGATGGACAATTCTTTAGATATGCTGGTGCTGTTCAAGAAATACCATGTCAAGTATTAAATTATGTATTTGATGATATTAATCAAACGCAATATGGACAAGTTTATGCTGGTCAAACTCATAACTTCTCAGAGATTATTTGGTATTATTGTTCTAGTAGTTCTAATCAAATAGATAGATATGTTATTTATAATACGCAAGAAAATATATGGTACTTTGGAAATTTAGCAAGAAGTACTTATTTAGATAATGGTGTAGAATTAAATCCAATAGCAACTGAGTTTTTACCTAATAATACTTCTAATACATTTAGTACAATTAGTGGTTTAACAAAAGGTAGAAGTTTAATTTATAGACATGAAGATGGAGTAGATGCTGACGGTTCTGCTTTAGCAGCATTTATAGAATCAGGTGATGGAGATATTGCTGATGGAGAAGATTTTAGCTTTATAAATAAAGTTATACCAGATTTTCAAGATATGTCAGGTAATGCTGTAATTACTTTAAGAACTAAAGATTATCCAAATGACACTAATACGACTGGTGAAACGATTACAGTTAATAATACAACTAGATTTTATAACTCTAGAATCAGAGGTAGACAGTCTTCTATTAAGATAGAAAATACAGAATTAGGTAGTAATTGGCGATTTGGTACATTAAGAATCAATATAAGACCCGATGGAAAAAGATAAATATACTATAAGACAAGCTCGAATATCCGATGCTGTTCATATTAGAGAACTACTTAAAACGTGGTTAAAAGAAGCTCCATTCAACTTCGGAAATGCTAATAATAAAAAGTCTTTAGAAAATATAATATTTTACATTCGTAATAGTTTTGTTATAGTAGTAGAATATGAAAATATTATCGTTGGTACGTTAGCAGCGACTGTTGACGAAACGTGGTATAGTGACAAAAAGTTTCTAAGAACTTTATGGTTACATGTTAATCCTAAGTTTAGAAACTTTCATGTCTTTAGATCATTAATGATAGTATTTAAAGAACACGCATTAGCAAATAGATTAACTGCGATATGCGAAATATTTCAAGGTAAAGATGTCGTAAGAAAACACGATGCTTTTACTAAATTAGGATTTGACGTTATTGGAGGAACATATATAATCAATGGGTAGTATTTTCAAACCACAAACAACTGTTGTACAAGCACCATCTCAGCAACAAACAAGTTATGACATACCACAATATTTTAAAGATATTCAAGAGAGAACTTTAAAAAGAGCAGAAGAAGTAGGACAAAGACCTTACGAAGCATATACAGGTCAAATGATTGCTCCTTTAAGTGCTTTAGAACAACAAGCTGCTAATGTAGCAACACAACAATTACTACCTCAAACTCAACAACTTCGTGCTATTGGAGAACAAAGATTTACGCCTACTGTTGCTCAACAGTATATGAACCCTTATGAATCTCAAGTGATTAAGGGTGCAATTGGAGATGTTGAAGAACAATATCAACAAGCACAACGTGCCTTAAGTGCTACAGCCGTCGGAGCTGGCGCATTTGGTGGAACTCGTTTTGGTGTAGAACGAGCTTTAGGAACAGAAAGGTTCTTAGATCAAGTTGGCGATATTTCAAGTCGTCTAAGACAAGCTGGTTTTGAATCAGGAGCAGCTAGGTTTGCTGCTGATCGTGCTTCGCAATTACAAGCTGCGCAAGCGCAACTTTCAGGAACTGCTGGAGCGATACAAGGACTATCGACACTTGGTGCAACAGCAAGAGGTATCGAACAAGCTGGACTTGCAGAGGCATATAGAGATTTCATTGAACGTAGAGAGTACCCTGTAGAACAAGTAAGACAAGTTGTTGGCGCATTAGCAGGTGCTCCTATAAGAACTTATGGAGAAGAAAGATCAGGAACTGTAGGTACACCAGTGGGTGCTCCAAGTATATTTGGACAAATCGTTGGTGGCGCACAGGCTCTTGGATCATTCATGTAATTTATGGCAACACTAGATGAAAAAGATATTGAATCAGTAGCAGATAAAGATTCATTAAAAGTATTATCTGATTCTGATAATTTAGATTCAGTTGCAGCATTAATGGAAGCTGCGGATCGTAGAGCAACTAAAAGAGCAGAAAGTGAAGCTAGAGCTAAAGCTAAAGAAGATAATAAAATAGAAGTTAAAGGCGGTGATGCTTTATCTAATCAAGTTGAAAATAAAGATAATGAAAATGGAAAAGCATTAAATTTTGGAAAAAAAGTTGGTAAAGCTCTTTCTAACTTTAGTAATTATATGGAAAAAAATTACGAAAAAGTAATGACTGATCCAGGTAAACGTACAATGTTTCTTTCTGGTCTAAATACATTAATAGAATCATCTCAATATACTCCAATAGGGCAAGCTTCTTCTTTAGTAGGTAAAGTTGCTAAAGGTCAAAAGAAAGGTATAATGGAAGGAATTGCCATTGGTCAAAAAGAAAGAGAACAAGATATTGAAAGAACTAAAGCACAAGCTTCTTTAGCAAAAGCACTTAAAGGAGAACCACCTAGAATTAGAGATACATTAGAAGAAGCAATATTAAAAGAATACACAGGTGAAGGTGGATTTCTTTCTAGAAAAAGAGATACAGATACTAAGTATCAAGCACAAGATGCTAGATTTACAGAATTATATAAATTAGCACAAAAAGGATTTCAAGCTCCTACAGGTTTAGTAGAAGGTTTCTTTACACCATTTGAAAAGATTGCACAAGAGTTAGGTTTTAGTGATAAAATAGATGAATTAAGAAAAAATATTATAAATCAAAAAGATATTAAATCTATTCCTATTAATTTACAAAATGAATTTAAAGATACATTTCAAGCTTTAACTAAAGCTGCAATTGTATCGCAAGTAAAAGATTTATATCCAGCTTCTGATAAAGACATTCAAGTTTTATTAAGTACAGCAGGAGATATATTTACTAACCCTGAAGCTTTAAGAAAATTAGTGTCAGCACAAAAAGCATTATCAGAAATAAGTAAGCTACAAGGTAATTTAGCAAAAAATATTGCATTTACTGAAAAAGATATTAACTTCGAAGAAGAATCCAAAAATAGATCGGCAGAAACTTTAGCGGGAGAATTAACTAAAGAAGTTGATGATAAAACATTAATGAGTTTATATGGTGATACTGAAAGAAATCCATTTAGAGTTATTAATGCTTACTATTATAATCAATTACAACCTACAATTGATAAACCTTTACAAGACCCATTTAGTGTTTTCAAATCAACAAAAGCTGAGCAAATAAAAACTCAAAATGATTTAGTTGATCAAGTAACTACTGATTTATTAACAAAATAATGGAGGTTTATTTTGGCAGATTTAAATCCAAAACAACAATCAGCTTATGATACACTTATTTCTGGTGGAATAGGTAAAGATGATGCTTTTAATTTAGTAACTGGTAATCTAAGTGCTGAAGACTTTAAATTAAAAAATTCAGAAGGTGTAAAAACTAATCTTAAAGAACAATTAGACGTAGAAGGTTTTGACTATGATCTAATGAAAAAAACATCAGAAAAAATTAAAAAAGAGCTTGATCCAAATCAAGCTCCAGAGTTAATGGGCGTAGATGAAACTTTAAGTTATGCTATGCCATCAACAACTGATCTATTTAATCTTTATGGTATACGAACTGATAAAGAAGCTCCTGCTTCTGTAAGAGGTAAATTAAGTTTTGGATTAAATGATCCTAACTCTCAAATATTTAATGCTAAATTTTTATTAGGACAAAATTTAATTGAAGAAGGTATGAAACCTGAACTTGTTGAAAAATACAAAGATAAGATAGACGTACAAATAAAAGAAGTAGGAAAAGGTCAAGAAAAAACAAGTGGCATGATATTTAAACTACCTAAAGAATTAGGTGGCGATGGTAAATACTATAAATTTAATACACCAACTATGTTACCAAATGCTGGAGACTTAGCAGCAATATCAGGTGATAGTATACCTATTGCTATGAGTGTTGCGGGTGGTACTTTTGGAAGTATTGCAGGTCCAGCAGGAACAGTATTAGGTTCAGGATTTTCGGGTGGATTAGGTGAATATGCAAGACTAATGTATGGAAGATATAAATTTGGACTAAATAGTTATATGTCAGATGAAGAATTTGACAAAGCAGCATTTGATGATGCTTTGTTATATGGAGCTATTGATGCTGGTGCCACTGCTGTATTTTTACCTTTAGCTGCTATTGTTAAGCAAGCTATCTTTACTACACCTAAAGAAAGATTATCAGTAGATACAATGAAAAAATTTATTAAAGCAGGTGGTGCTATTGATAAAGAAATGGCTAAAAATTTAGATGAAGCTAGAAAAGTTTTAATAGCTAATGGATTAACAGAAAAACAAGCTGATGATTATTTAGCAATATCTGTAGCTAAAGCAATTCCAGAAGCTGGTATATTAGAAAAAGGCACAGTAGCTGATAAGTTATATTTTAAACAAATAAAATCAGCAGAAACTAAAGCTAACATTAAAGAAGTAGAAACTAAATTATTAAAAAGTTTAACTGGACTAAATAAAGTAGATGATAAAGCGGCAGATGTTTTAATAGAAGGTGTAGAACAAGATGTTAGAAATATAAGAAATTTAGAATTAGAAAGTGTAAGTAAAGAAGCAGGTGAAGCTTTTAATGTTATACAAAAATCTAAAGATAATATTTTTAAATCGGGGACTGAAAGTTATATAGATGATTTTGGAATTGAGTTTGCAGGTGTAACTGGAGATCGGAAGAGCGTCGTG